GGCCTAGTTAACCCATATAAGTGTTCCCAAGTTTTTATTGCAAACTCAGTTGCAGCAACTGCTTTAACTGATGATGAATAATTAAACATACCCTGTAAAAAATTTTGTGTACTTTTAATACTTTCACCCTGTTTAAGGTATTCCGTATTTGAAGTTATAAATTTAACACCACCTAATATATCAGTGGGTATAAAAATATTTTTTTCTGACCAAGCTGCTAAAACTGCTTTACAGTAACTTGACCGTGCATTACCCAATACATTCTCAAAACCTGTCACTAAGCCCCAAAATGAAGCCATTGTTTCAGCTGCTGACCACTTTGTACAATCACCATTAACATAAAACGTTGGCCCATCATGAGTTTTTCGTGCTTTAAGGACCTCATTGACGTTTTGATACATATACATCATTTTTCTATCACCAGGAATGCTAATCATTTCTTGTGGTAATTGTTTTGCAATGCTCTTAAACATGTTTTCATACATTCTTACCATACATTTAGCACCAAAGTTGACAACATAAAATTCCCTTTTAGCACCATATTGGGCCTTAATGCATATATGTGAATCTACCCGCTTATTATTATTGAAGATGTTCCAATTTGCAACATCTAAAACACATTGTGATTTATCAGGGTGATTAAGTATAAAATCCAAGCAAAGATCATGAACCCTTGCACGATGTGTATAGCTATCTTGTTTGACAACAGTATCTGGGTGGACAGCTTCAAATATTTTAGGAATATATTCATATGAACCTTTTATTTCAAAACCTCGTGATTGCAAATGCATTCTTAATTGTTCTTGTTCAATTATAGTTTTCTTCTTCTTTTTACGTGCTGTTTTTTCTGTGCTTTTAAGTGATTCCTTTATATTTGACAAACTGTTATCATTTACTACAAGTTTATATTCTGGTAAACAAGACTTTGTAGATTCTATATCTGACAAAACCTCCTGTGATGTTGAGATATCTAAATCGGCTGATAATTTTGCTGATTTAACTGTCTCAGACAACATACTGCAACTTGACACAATAACATCATACCAACAACCTACTTGCTTACCACTCATTATAAAGTTTTTAAAACTTTCAACTGTATGTATCCCAACCTTATTGTCGCTATTTAAATCATTGTATTCATCTTGAAACTTGTTTATTGTTTTTATTGATTTAATTCCTTCATGGAAATTAC